TGGTGATTTTTCGCATGAAATCAACTCCTTTCCGACACTATATATCACTCTAAAAGCCAGTTATATCAAGGGTTTTCCCGATAATAATGTAGACAAAGTTGGTCGGTATTTTTCGAGGAGTTTTGTCTTAATCTGGTGGCATTCCTCCTCCGAAACGGAACCGTTTTTAAGAAGCGCATCGGCTATCTGCATGGCGGCCTGATACCGCTTTTCACGGTCAAATTCCTGTTCACTCATGGAAGCCATCGCCTTTGAACCGAGCCGAGATGTAGCACTCGTGTGAGCAGTATTTTCTGTGTTTGTTCCCGTAGGCGGAGAAGGGCTTACCGCATCCGGCACAGCGAAAATCGTACACGGCTTTCTTGTTCAGCTTGTCAGGGTGTAAGTGCCACCATTTTTCACGACAAGCCCTGGAACAGAACGCCCGCGGTTTCTGCTTTTCTGCCTGTGCGAGAGGTGCGCCGCATTCCCTGCAGAAGGTGGGAGCGGTATCAGCAGCAGAGGATTTCTGCTTTACGGTTATATGGTTCCTGCGGCAGTAAGTCTTGACGGTGTCCCCGGAGATACCGAGCGCCTCACCGATCTTTGCGTAGCTGATGCCCGTGCCGCGGAGTTCAGCAATTCTTTTTTTCTGCTCATTGGTCATGAAGATTCCTCCAATCCGAGGATTCCTATCCTCATGGTTAAACAGAAAACAGCGGTCGGAATTGAGGGTATGAAAACAAAAAAAGCCTGTGAGCATTCCGAAGAACACACACAGGCAATCATATGCATCGATATGAGATTTTAGATGCGTGTACAGTAATCAAGGCTGATCCATCCCGCACCGCTCTTTAAGCGTCCCCAGCCTGCGGTCGAGCCTTTGCCGGACCTGACCTCTACGATGGTGAACACACCGATGCCCGTGAACTGCCCGGTGCGGTCATAATCCGTCCCAGGTCCCTTGCGGATGTTCAGGTCAGTGATGCTGACCTTTACGAGGAACGGCACATCGGCTGATGCCGCCGGAGCAGTTGTTTTCGGTGTGTAGATGTTTACACCGTTTACATCAAACACACTATACCCCGGATTGGCGTCCGCGCACTTCCTGGCGTTCTCCAGAATCTTATACGCGCCTTTCTGTGTCTTGGAGTCCGCCCAGGTCTTACGGACACGGTACCAGGCGATTGCTGTATCGCTTTCCTTCACATCGAACTGCGTGAGGTTCCACCGCTCGATGATCGAGCAGAGATTATCCACATAGGTCAGGCTCGTGGCGTAACCGCCGTCCTTGATGATCTGCGCAGCTTTCCTGTAGTCGGTGCAGCCCTTCAGACCGTCATAGCGGAGTTTACTGCCGTTCTTTGCGCCCAGCAGATACGCGCTGTGGTCTGAAATGGAATCCTCCACGCACGGATATTTGCGGAAGTCCGCCGTAATCGTCTCGTAGCTGCCGTCCGCGTTCTGCTCCTTCGTCTGCTTGGTGTATTTGCTCGTCCCATCCCATGTGCTGCCGCTCCATGTGTTGCCGGAGAGGGAGCATTTCATGCCGAACACATTATTGGCGTTCTGCGCCAGCTCACTTTTGCCGTAGCCGGATTCGAGAATGAACTGCGCCATAGAAACCGATGCGAGGATGCCCGTTTTCTTCTGGTCAGCCGTAAACAATGCCCCGACACTCTTTACAACATCCGCCTCGGAAAGCCCGGAAAAGGCAGAAGCCTGTGTTCCCTGTGTAGTTGTGGAACCATCGGCACCCCCGGTACCACTACCAAGCTGTGCCGTGACCTTCTCCGCAAGATCGCCCATGCGGGCATACATCCAGTTGCCGGGACAGCTTTTGTTTGCGAACCACCGATGGACGGTCAGCACCATTTCGCCGGATTTCGGCTCATAGGCGAGAGTCTTATCCTTATCGCCGAGCCACAGGAGCTTCGTCTTGCCGTTACGTTTACAGATATCCACGCACAGTTTAATGAGCGTCTGATAAACGATGTCGCGGAACGCATACGGCTCCGTGGTGTCGGACGCGCATTCGATGGTGATCGCCCGCTGGTCGTTTGCATTGGAGGAAGAACACCAGGAGCGGTTTTTCTCCTCCACATACATCCCGACACGTCCGTCCCTGTCGATGCCGTAATTACTGGATGCCTGCGTGGAGGACTTGGCGAACCAGTCCCCAAGCCCCTCTGCCGTACACTGACCGACCACGCAGTGGGGAGTGATACGGTCAATGGAATGCGTCCTCTGCCCGGAATGGTTCGGGCTGAGTTTGGTGTAAGCCACCATAGAACTGTTTGTGTAAGCCATTACTCGTCACCGTCCTTTCCATCGGCTTCGCGGTCATGGAGCTGCTCCAGCACGGTTTTCAGCTTTTCCGGAATAGGCAGACCCAGGTGCGCGGCGTTCTCCGTCAGGCTCACGCCCTCGTTGGAAATGTAGAAGAAGATCACCGCCGTGCGAAGGACGCTTCCCGTGCCGATGACCTGCACATCGAGGATGTTGGCGATCCCCACGAGCAGGAAAATCAGCACCTTGCGACAGATGCCTTTAAAGCCCACCTCGCTTGACAGCTTCTTGTCGGCGATGGCGCACATGACTCCCGTGATGTAATCCACGGTGACAAAGATCACCAGCGCGATGAGCAGACCGTCACAGCCGCCGAGGAAGTAGCCGAGCCAGCCGCCGACCGCCGTGAAGATGAGTTGAATGGTGTTCCAGAATTCTTTCATGAGATTTGTCCTCCTTTGCGTTTTTGGTATGAAAAAAGCGACTGCCCGTGAGCAATCGCCGATTCCCGAAAGATAGTGTTTTCAGTTGTGTTGTATTGTCAGACCTGTTTCGGCAGCCACTCCCACAGCCGCAAGTCCTCCTGCCCAAGGGACCACATACACATCCCACGGAGTTTCCACCGATAGGCCGCCTCGTTCGCCCAATAGACGAGGGAGTCCACATCCTGGTAGTAGAGGATTGAGAAGCCGTCCGCATCGCCGAGGAACAGCCGGGATATCCAGATGTTGATGTCCACGGGGATGACCGTTGCCTGATAGTCGTTGCCGCATGAAAGCGAAGTCATATCGTCCGAATGGAAAAAGTCATAGTCCATCGAGATGTCCTCGCTCCGAGTGCTTGCCTCCTCCACATCGGCAGTCAGCGTAAACACCTGAAATTCGCTGTCCCACGTGCAGTTGCTCCTGCTGATGCGGCCGTAGGATTTCTGCGTCCCGTCCGGCATGACCACATCGAACCGCTCATACGGCTCGTATGTCCAGGCGTCCCCAAGGCGCATCAGTTCGCAGACCGTCCGATTGTCGGAGCGGTACCCCGCATAGCCGCCGGAGAAGCCGCTGACCGTTGCCGTAAACCGCAGCGTATAGGACGCGCCGGAATACACGCGCACCTTGTTCCCTCGGATGCGCATCTCCACCGTGTACATGGACGGATCATCACGAAGGTCGGCATCCGCCGTCCGTGTGATCTCCTGGCTGTAGCTGCCAAGGAGCGTGGAGCCGTTATATAGCTCCACCGCCTGATTATCGTAGTTCAGGCAGCAAAAAAGGTCGCCGCAGAATATCCCGGCTCGGCCGCTCCCGTTAGACGGGAACGCCAGCCTTGCCCGGAGGTGGATGTCGGAAAAGCCGTCATACTGCCACGCAAGCTGACCGCTGCCCTCAAGCTGGGAGTAGACGCGACTTTCTGAATATTCATCCGACCGCCACACGGTAAAGGAGCCGGACAGCGTTTTCCAGTAATTCGTCTCCAGAACGCCGTAGTCCCGAAAGTCCTCGTACCAGATAAGCGCCGAGTCGGGCTTTCTGCGGAGCATCTCCAAGGTGAGACGGAAACCACGGTCGGGACCGACCATGTTGCCGTCCACGTCCTTGAACTGCCGCGGGGAGAATGTATAGGTTGCTTCTCCCGCAGACGGCTCTTCGGAAAAGGAATCGCAGACACGGAAACCGTAAAACTGTACGCCCTTGACATCGACTGAAATCCTGATCGTATGCGTACCTGCCGAGAGCGACACGCCGCTTGCGAGAGTCGTCCAGAAGGTGCTTCTCCAGTACGGCCACCACAGGCGGCTTTCTGTGAAGTGCGTGGACGCTCCGTCCAGCGACACATAGATTCCGTTCTTGTCCCAGAAGGGATAGCAGAGCCGCCCCGCCACATCGTAGGTTCCCGCCGTGCTGACGGTAAAGTTATAGGTTACCGAGCCTTCATCGCCGAGCGTGGCGATACCATTTTCGATGGATACGATGCCGGACGCGCTGGCATAATCGCCTCCGTCATGGTCGATGATGATATTGTCGAAATCTGTCGATTGCTGCTTGCTATAGGCGGTCAGATAGTGCCTGCCGTTGTATGTCCCCGACATCTGCGGGTAATCGTAGCTGTCGGCGTCCCGTCCCTCCATGTAGTCATACACATGAGGAAGCGCCCACGGCACTTTGTTGTTATCGTCCCAATAGCCCACGAACGGGATGAACGGCTGCGGCGGCTGATCGTCCGTGAAGTTATACACGCCCTTCAGCCAGTTCTGCGCGGCATAGTAGGTCTGCGAGGTGCCGCGATAGCTCTTGCCGATATTGGACGGCAGGTCGTAAATCTGCCAGTTCCATCCGTAGGCGGGCATTCCGAGGAACACCTTCTCCGTGTCCATTACCTCGGAGGCATAATCGTAAATACCCTCCAGCCATGAACGGGGAGACACCGGTCCCGGCGCGGAGCCTGCCCACGCCATGCCATAGCTCATGATGGACGCCGTATCGCAGTAATCGTTCAGGTCAGCATACACGCACCAGTTCTCACCGCCGACCGAGCCGTTGACGCTCGTCATACCCGGCAGGCAGATGTTCATCAGCTTCGTGGGATCGTAGCTTTTGACCGTGTTGTAGATGTTGGCGAACATCTGCGTGGACGCCGCGTGAGTAGAATAGCCATCGCCTTTTTCCAGGTCGATGTCAATGCCGTCACACCACGGGTATTTCTCCATGATACGGACGATCTCCGAGAGGAAGGTGTCCTGCGCGCCGTTTGTATTATCCCGCAGAGAAGCGAAGATGCTGTTGTAGCCGTCATTGGAAACCGTCAGCAGCCACTTGATGTGCGGCCACATATTGATATAGGTGAGCATATTGGAAATTGCCACGCCGCTCTCGTAAATCTCCCCGGTTGCCCGCACCTTGAAGGAGAACAGCCCGATCTGGCTGATGCGGTCGCCGTAGTTTCGGAGAGCCGTGTACATCCTGGCGTTGCCCATGAACGTCCACACCATGATTTTCTTTCCCTTTAATGTGTCCAAACTATCACCTCCTAATGGGCATAAAAAAGAGCCGATTTCTCGACCCTTTCTAAAATTCCTTATTATTTTATAATTCAAATCCTCTTGTTATTCACCCAATATATTCTCTGTCACGTATTGGATCACCACATCGGTGGTAAAATAATCCTCATGTGCTATTCCGTGAAATATCTTGCATTCTGCATTCTGATAACAATCAGCCAGTTTCTGCTGAAGATTATCATTCAACGTTGTGTCAGCATCCGAGCCTATAACCGTTACCGGGCATTTCGTATTTTTTGCATACAAATCTGCCCGAACATTATTCTTTATAAAAACGGTAAACGGTCCCCAGAATATAGGAATAATCCTATTATACATATCCGCACTCGTTCTGTATCCCGATGCAAGAACCAGATGCTTACACTCCCTGACACTCGCAAGATAGGCCGCCATCCCACATCCGTAGCTATGCCCAAAGATGTAGATATCCTTGCCAGAATACATTTCAGCTGCGTAGTCATATAGTTCTTCAGCGGACTGCTTCATGGTGTTCAAGTTCATTTTTCCTTTGCTATCCTGTGTACCATAGTAATCCACTGAAAGAAACGGGCAGTCAAATCGTCCACCGTACATCCCGACAGTATTGTAAGCAATATACATGGAACCTCCGAAAAACAAGATGACCTTATCCGATTCTACATCTTGGTTATATGCATATCCTGTCAGGGATTCATTTATTTGTATTGTTTCCGGTTCATAAATGATATCCTTCAACCGGCGGTCACCTTTGTAAAATGAATACGAAATAAACTGCATGATCGCATCTGTTGCAAAGAATACGATCAGCACCCACATTATGATTTTCAAAATTATATATTCTGCACTCATCCTTCTCTTCACCTCCATTTTCATTTCAGCATTCCTTTTGCTTTATCGCACCATTTCAGATATGCCTCATAGGTTTCTATTCCAAAAGAAGCTGTCAAGTAATAATAAACATGATCCTCTTCTTCAAGTTCCTGCTCCAAGGTAGCTGCATATCCATTCAAAATCTTCAGATCTCTTTTTATCTGTTCCTCAAACAATTCGATATTATGAAGAGTTACTTTTTTGTCCTGAACGCCGCCAAAGAAAAGCTTCAAAAGTGATTCATACCTAAGTTCATTGGAAGCCTGCTCAGCACATAACCAATCTGCAAGCGCAGACCTTCCGTTATCTGTGATATGATAGGTAATTTTTTCTCTCCCGCCCACGGATGAGTCGCTTTTTGTGATCATTTTCTGCTCCTCCATGTATTTAAGAGCAGGGTATATATTTCCATAGCTACCTTTCCAGAAAAAACTAATCACTCCGTCAATGCGCTTCTTAATGTCGTATCCGGTAAGGTCTTCGTGACTGAGAAGTCCTAAGATAACCATATCAATTTTTCTTTCTTTTGCCATTAATGCACACTCCTAATGTATCATTTAGATATATCTCTATGATATATTAGCACATAATTTGAAGGTTTTCAAGAGGATTTCTGTAGTTTCATCAAATATTCACCTTCCTATCACATAGGCACTCCTCCATCGTCCATTTCCTGCATCGAATACAAAAGCTGTGCGGACTTCCCCTGCGGGAGGGACACGATGTGCTTGGAATCCCATGCCGCGCTGTACTGGAAGAATCCGTACTTTGTTTCCGCGCTGCCGTTCCTTGTGCATTCCCGCGTGGATGCCAGCAGAGCCACATCGTCCCCGGCGTACATTGCGTTCGGGAAGGTG